AGTTAATGAAGGGTTAGGTGCTGAGTTTTATTCGAATAAACAAGGTGATCTTGTACAGTTTTTTTATGATAAAAGAGCGAAAACCTTAACTTATTTAATTCCTATAATTGAAGAATTATGAAAGTCGTAAATGTTAAAATCGTAGAATTAAAGCCTTATGTTAAGAACGCCAAGAAACATCCTGAGAATCAGATTGAATTATTGAAAAAGAATATTGAAAAATTTGGGTTTACAACTCCAATTTTAATTGATGAAAAAAATAATGTAATAGCAGGACATGGCAGGCTTATTGTTATGCAAGGATTAAACAAAGAAGAAATTCCTTGTGTTAGGATGGAGAATTTATCAAATGAAGAGGTTAAGGCATTGAGATTAGCAGATAATAGAATTGCTGAAATGGGCGATTGGGATATGGATTTGGTTATTGAGGAGCTGAAGGAATTATCAAGTGAGAACTTGGACTTAACGGGATTCGATTTATCGCAATTGGCTTTAGATCCTGATCCGTTAAAAAACAATCATAATCAGTCATTAGATGATGTGTTTAGAGTTTATATTGATTGCGAAAGTGAAGATGAATCCAAGAACATATTTGATATTTTACAGGGGATGAATTTAAATCCTAAAATTCTTAATTTGTGAAAATTGTTAAAACAAGTAAATATGTTGATAGTTTCAGGAATCAGTCTGTTATCGGACAGTATGATTTAGATTTTGTAAACAATGAAATAAAAGAAGAATGGAACGTAGAATTACCTACGCAATGGAAATTGGGGGTTATTGTTGGGAATTCAGGCACTGGCAAAACCACTTTAGCAAAAGAAATATTTAATTATGTTGACGTTATTAAGGAAAAATTAGGTAATGAGTCTATATTAGATTTATTTGAAAAAACAACATCTTTAAAAGAAATAACTCACATATTAACGCTTGTAGGATTTGCTTCGCCAAAAAGTTGGTTAAAGCCCTATAAAGTTTTATCTAACGGTGAAAAAATGCGTGTAGATCTAGCTTTAGCGTTATTATCAGCGAAAAAAATGATTGTATTTGATGAATTTACTAGTGTTGTGGATCGGAATGTTGCTATTACGATGTGCCAAGTAATTAATAAAATTCTTCCCAAAATTGATAAACAACTTCTCCTGATAAGTTGTCATGAAGACGTGCTGTATTACTTAGATACAGATTGGATATATGATACTAATGTTATGGAATTAACATTAGAGAAAAAAAAAAGACAAACAAGACAACTCTATATTTATCAAGCCGAAAGAAGTTTTTGGCGAATGTTTAGCAAATTTCATTATTTAGATTCTTCGTTATTGAAGACGGCAGCTTGCTATGTCGCAATTTTAGATAATATTATTGTAGGGTTTTGTGCTGTTATTCATTTTCCTCATCCATCAAGTAAAATGATGAAGAGAATACATCGAATAGTTGTCTTGCCTGATTATCAGGGAATTGGCATTGGTAAATTGCTCTTGAATACTGTTTGCCAAAAGTATAAAATAGAAAAGTTCAAAATGTTTTTGACTACTTCTAATTTTGCCATGGTTAAAGCTTTATATAATTCACAAAATTGGATCTTGAAAAGAAAAGGACATATGATTCCATCAACAACAACAATGATTGGTATGGCACAAAGTAAAAATAAATACACTTATTCTTTCACTTATGTCTAATAAGCAATTATTATTTTTTAAAAAACATTTGTTTGAAAAGATTAAAGAAGGACAAAAATGTTCTACTTTGAGATTAAAAAACCATATGAATGTGGGAGATGTGGTGAGACTAACCTGTGGACATCATTATATTGAAGCAATCATAATAGAAAGAGAAAATTTTGCATTAGAAGAAATTAATGAAGAAATATTAAATAATGAGGGAATAGCTACAACACAAGATTTACAGAAAATATTAAATGAGTGTTATCCAAACCAAAACATTAATTCATTAATTTATTTAAAATTTAAATTAAATGACACCAACTAAAAAATTCATTCAAGAAAAAGCTGAAAAGCCTAAAATTGCTTATATAATTACTGATAAATATTTTCCTGATCTTGAGGTTGTTGATAGTTCAAATGCGTGGTGGCTAGATCGTGGAAAGACCGAAAGATTAATTTCAGCTTTTAAGATTGATTCCTCGGTAATGGAGGCTTGTGTGTACGCAGGAATAACGCTAGACCAGTATAAATACTTTTGTCAAGTACACGCTCAATTTTCCACCATAAAACAGCTTTGTAGCGAGTTGCCGTGTCTACAAGCAAGGCAGGAAGTAGTTAAAGGCATAAAAGATGATAAAGAATTTTCACTTAAATATTTAGAACGAAAACGTAAAAATGAATTTGCTGTTAAACAATATGTGGAGCAAGAAGGAGATCAAACAATTAAACATGAATTATCTACTCCTATGATGGAGTTGCTTAAAAAAGCAGGAGAGTTAGTTGAACCAAAAGAATAACGTGTTATAGTTTCTCTCTATGGGTATTGATTTTTGTGTTTTTAGAATATATAATTAAATCATGAAACTTAAAGATTTTATTAAAAATCGTATTCAAGTTGAATTGCCAAAAAGCATTGGTCAAGATATTTGTGGTGTGTGTGGTGAGAATTTAGAATGTTTTGATGTCTTGAAGGGTACATTACCAAAAAGGGCTTAAAAATATAATTAATTTATGAATTGGCTCCCAAATTATCTTCCTGCTGATCTGCGAAAACAAATTGCAATAAATAAAGATTTACGTTTAGAACTTTGCGAAAAGCATATATTCTTTTTTGGTCTTCTTTATTTTCCGCATTACTTCACTCATGAGCCTGCACCGTTTCATTTGGGAATGTGCAAGGATTTGAATTTTGAAGGGTATCAACACTTGATTTGGGAAGCATTTAGAGAAAGCGCGAAAACCAGCTACGCTAAGATTAAGATTATTCACAATGTAGTATTCAAGAAGCGAATGTTTAACGTTTTTGCCGCTTTCGACAAAAACAAAGCTGATGCGAATGTGTATGATATAGCCATACAACTACAAACTAATCTAGATTTAATTAGAGATTTCGGACAGTTATTTTTCGAAGAATCTTTTGTTGATGTAAAGAAAAGCAAAAAGAAATCTATTAAGGAGGCTGTTATATGTAAGAATGGCGTTATGATCCGTTCAGTATCTACAGGGACGTCAACTAGGGGACTTGTCTATCAACAGTATAGACCTGATTTTTATGTTATAGATGACTTTGAGACAACGCAAACTGCTAAAAGCATTACACAAACGAAATCTGTTATTGAGTGGTTTGGTGAGTTGTTGGCTGGTTTATCCGTAGATGCTCAAAGTATTTATCTTTGCAATAAAATTTCAAATTTTGGTTCTGTTTCGTGGTTAGAACAAAAGGCAAAAGATAATCCTAACTGGAAGTTAAGAATACAACCTATCCGAGTTGGTGATAAGATCGCCTGGGAAGGTAAATACACTGAAACGAATGAAGAAGCTAAATTATTTAATTTTCAAGCTAAAGATTCAAAACTATGGAAAGCGTCATTAGAACAAAAGAAACATGATCTTGGACTTTCCACATTTCAAGCTGAAATGATGCTGAATCCTCGTAATTTAGATGATTGTATCATTAGAGATAATTGGATTAAGGATAATTATTATGATGTTAATATTGAATGGAAAGATGCGGATTATGAATATTACATAACAGTAGACCCAGCTATCGGACAAAAAAGATTAGCGGACTCAACTGCTATATTCGTCTTAGCAAGAAATATTTTGACAGGAAAACTTTTTTGTGTGGAAGTATTTGAAATTAAAAAGACTGTAGACGAACAGGCGGAATTTATAATTGATCTTTGGAAAAAATATAAAAATAAGAATTTAAGAGTTATTGGAGTTGAAGCGGTAATGACTATGAGAGCCTTATATCAAGTTCTTGAATCTAAATCAGCGAAAGGTCTTTATTTGCCCTTGCAAACCTTAAACCCTAAAGGAAGGGATAAACTATCAAGATTGCAGGCTATTGAGCCACTTATACAAAATGGAATAATTAAATTCCATCCTTATCAAGCATCATTCCATGATCAGTTACTAGGATTTCCGAATCAATGTGAGCATGATGATATGGTAGACGCATTTATTTATGCGGTAGAACTTGCTACTCAAGGACTTCATTCTGAGGATACTTCTATTGATGACGAGATAGAAAAGAGATTAGGCAGGAACGCAATGACAATAGCAGGGAATATAATGGAAATGAGTTTTTAATTTTTAAATTATTAATATGAGGATTATATATAAAATAGTAGTTGCGAATTTGAATTACGAAAAGGAAGCTTCTTTTGTTAGACAAGATCCAAAAGATGAAAATAATATTTATTTAGATTTTTTTATTCCTTATAACGAAGCGATTGGAAGGTGGCGAGCAGTCTTTGTTGTTAGAGAGGATGGAGATGGAGTAACCTTCCTGCGATTATTTTGTAATCGCGAAAGATTAAAGGTTGGTTCTACTCATATAAAGATAATTTATAGAAAAGCTCAACAGGATTTTTTAATATAATCTAAGGTGATTATCCCTTGACGACAAGTAAATGATTTGATAACATATTTATGTATTTTCTAAATATCTAATATGTTGTCTAATAAATTTACAATCAACGACTTCAATAAAAAATATCCTGATGATGACGCTTGTATTGCAGAGATTTTTAATAAGAAATTTGGTAGTTTAAAAGAATGTCCAGAATGCAAAAAACCTTTTAAGTATTATAAAGTCAATAATCGAAAATGTTATGCTTGCCAATTTTGTGCAAATCAGATCTATCCTTTAGCAAATACTATCTTTCACAAGTCAGATACCCCAATCAGATTATGGTTCTATGCTATCTTCTTGTTTTCTGCATCCAAAAATGGAGTATCAGCAAAGGAGTTAGAAAGACAATTAGGAGTAACTTACAAAACGGCTTGGAGAATTGCAAAGCAAATCAGAATGTTATTTGAAGAGAACGGCAAGCAATTAGATAATACCGCCGAAGCAGATGAAACTTATATTGGAGGTAAAAAGAGAGGTGGTAAAAGAGGGAGAGGAGCTGAAAATAAAACTCCTGTGATCGGTATTGTAGAAAGACAAGGTTCTGTTATCGCTCAAGTCACACAACACACAAAATCATCTGTTATTAAGCCATTTATTAAAAACCATTTGAAAATTGGAGCTAATCTAATGACTGATGAATATAAAAGTTATGGCACAATGACAGAATATAATCATCAAAAAGTTAATCATGGAGCCAGACAATGGGTGAATGGTTTAGCTTACACCAATACTATTGAAGGGTTTTGGTCTCAACTTAAAAGATCTATAGATGGTACTTATCACGCCGTATCTCCTAAATATCTTCAACAATATGTGAATGAATTTGCTTGGAGATACAATAATAGATTTTACAAATCAGTTTTTCATTTTTTAGTTGCCAACATTTAATGAAGCCTTAGCAATAGCATTATTGAAAATCTCCGTACTCACTACAGGAAAATCCATACTTGTTTGATATATTGGCGTATAAGAAGGAAAGCGAGCATCAATTTTGCTAATTGCTTCTGTAAGCTGCTCATTAGGGAATTGTTCCATCAGTATGCTTATTGAAGCTATATGTCTTAATAATTCTCTATAGCCATGATTACTTGTCAAAAACTGGAAATTTTTATGCTTTCTTCTACCTTTATCATCTTTTGGATTCAATTTTTGTAATTCTTCAAGTACACCTGGAGCAAGTTTTTCATAAACCAATCTATTTGTAAGTCTGCCAATATATTGAGGATGATTTTTCTTCTTATTTTTAAAAGCGTCCCAGCTCCATCCTAGTAATCTATAAAGTTGCTTGTAATAATTTTCATCAAAAGTAGATATATAAGGTTGCAATTCTTTTGCAATAAATAATTCTAAAATTTTCTGATATTCATTTTTTTGTTTTTGATAACCTGTCGCTTCATCAATAACGGCTATAATACCTACCTTAGCAAATGACCTAATAATAATTTCTGCTTGTAAAGCTAACTTCTCTTGTGATTTTAACAATACGCCAGCATTTCTAGCTTTTAAATACATTTCACATAAATCAATCAAATCTGTAGCATCAAATGCCTGAGCGGATTTCCCTTTATATAAAATCTTATTCATGCTCTGGTCGAGACTTTGACCTAAAAGGCGTTCAGGAACAAACGGACGTAGATTTGAAGCCATTAAATAGCGGTCGAATCCTCCTTTTTTATTTCCTGTTAATAAGCCTACAACCTCTCTTTGAATTAATACTCTTTTGCCATTATTTAATACAGCACATGGTATTTTTTGATGAGCAATTTCTAAATCACCATAATGTGTTGCGAAAACCTTTTCTGCCATATATATATGTTATATAATAAATACGTTATATATTATATAACCAAAGAGAACTTGCTGACAAGGGATAAAAATTTACTAAGTAGATAAATTGATCTCACTTGCTCTCAAGGGATAATCGCCTTTTATTTTATAAAATAAAAAAATACTTCAATTCTTAATTTCAAATGGAGAAAGAAATTGATTAGAATGTTTTATTCTTTAAGGATTAAATAATGAATTTAATAAATAAATGGTTAATTGATGTTTTGCTTATACCGAAAAAAGAAGTTGAGAAGTTAAGTAAGACAGAAAAACTAAAGATTAAAAATTGTTTATCTTATCAAATATATTGTTTGAATTATAATTTTCAAAAACTATTTAAAAACATTAAGAAAGCATTACAAAGAATACATTTTTAAATTTTAATTTGCTTTTTTAATTAATTATTAGGATAATATAGATAATTTATTAAATCTGATTACATCATGGGATTTATTGATTTATTTCCTTTATTCTCAAAAAAAGATGCAACTAAAGAATTAGGCAACTCAGGTCTTGAGGCTTTTTCAGGGTTTATTAACAATGATTATAACAGTGATTGGAGAGATGATAAAAGAATCGAAACAGTATTAAAAATGCGGAATGATGGACAGGTCGCCGCTGTTCTGCGTGCAGTTAAAATGCCAATAATTAATATTGATTGGTTTTTAGTTGTTCAAGACGAGAATGACGAATTACAGAAAAAACATTTAGAATTTGTTAAAAAATATCTATTTGAAAATAATAATTTTAAACGAATATTAATACAAGCTTTAGTTATGTTGGATTTTGGATTTATGTATTTTGAGAAAGTGTGGAAAATAGAGGATGGTGTTTTAGTTTTGAATAAACTCGCTCCACGTTTAGCTTCCGCACATTATAAGTGGGAGATGGAGAACGGTGAGGCTGGGGTTACTCAATTAATTAGTTCGAGTTTAGTTAAGACTTCACAGTTCTCTATTCCAAATTATAAATTATCTTTATTTACTTTTGATAGTGAAGGAGATGATCCATCAGGAATACCATTAATTCGTGCGGCTTATATTCACTGGAAAATGAAGAATTTGCTTTATAAAATTGAGATGGTGGCAAATGAGAGGTTTAGAGCTGGTATACCTATGGCTCATTATGTAGATCAAACAGTTAAATCTAAATTAGTTGATTTTTTAAAAAACATAATATCAAATCAAAAAGCTTTTGGAGCATTTCAAGGGCGACTCGATCCAAATAGCAATGAAGTTAAAGAAAACGTTAAGTTTAGTTTCCTTACAGCTCCTACAAGTGGAGAAGCTAAATCTAGTATGGATAATATTATTCATCACAATAGAATGATAGCTCAGAGTATTCTAGCTCAACATATATCACTTGGAGAAACAAATGGCACTCAAGCACTAGGACAGTCTTTTAGCAAAGATTTCAAACTTTTATTGTTGTATGTAATTGAACATCTAATCTGGCCACTTAATCATTTAATAAAAGAAATGGAATATAATGGGTTCAGTGATGGTCAGAATTTCGTGAAGTTAGCTCATGGAGATATAGAAGATAAAAACATTAAAGAGTATGTAGAATCTCTTAAATTAGCAATTGAAGGTTCGTTACTTGATGTAGAACCAAAATTAAAGAAACAAGTTAGGGCAACGTTTAAGCTCCCTATATTAAGTGAAGAAGAGGAAGAAGAAATTAAAAGCCCTATCGAAAAACCAAAAGAAGATAAGGAAGATGTAGTTGAAGAACCTGAAAAAAAAGATGAAGGAGATGAAGATGATATAGAAAAAGAAGGCAAAAAAGAAGACGAAGAGATATCGGAAGAAGAAAAATTTGCTGAATTAGATGATGTTTTTACGAAATACAAAAATACAATTAATATGAGTGCAAACGAATTGCAGGCATGGAGCGAAACAGAATGTAGTAAGTTAGCTTCTTTAGACCGCTCGCCAATTCAAAGAAATTTGAGATTATTAAATAAAAAGAAGGAAGACTGGAATGCTCAAGATATAAGGGATGCCAGCAGAACTATTTCATTTGTAAATAGAATGAAGGCGAATTTAGGAGGGGAAAATATTATAAAAGATAGTAATGGTAAGACGTGCGGAACAAAGGCATATATTAGTCTTAAAAACTGGGCTTATGATGATAGAAAAGGTAAAGCAAGTGAAGATTTTGATTTTGTTTGTACATTAGGTATTCCAAAGAATAAAACTAATGGAAATTTAGAAAATTTAAAAAAAAAAGATATTGAACAATTAGAAGAACTTTCTAAATGGGACAAAAAAGCACAAAAAGATTTGAATCGTGTTTTAACTCTAGCAGAAAAGAAAATTGATTTTGATGCGATACAAGAATACTTAGATAGGAATGAAAAAGAGTTAGCAAGTGAATTAGAAGAATTAACAGCACAACAGAAAACTTTATTTTTTAGTAAGTTAGAAAAAGCGTTATATAATGAAGATGTAAAGGCAATTAATGAACAGTCAACACAGCTAACTAATAAGATGAAGACGATTATTAAGACGGCAGCTCTAGCCGCTTTAGCTTTTGGCAAAAAAAATTCAGCTAAAGAATTGAAAACAAATGAACCTACAACTCCAAATCTATACCCTCAAACAATTAATGGTGAAATTGACGATTTATTAGCTAAAAGAGGACAAAATATTGATTCTGATGTTAAGAGTAGTATTAGAGAATCCTTGCTAAAAGGTATTGGAGCGGTCGCGGCAATTGCCGTGGCTAAAGATATATTTGATAAAAAAGCTAAAGAAGGGAATCAATCAATTATTGGATATATACCAATAGAAAATATAAATAGAGGTAGGGATATTGTTTATGATACTTTTAGAAATGATTTTTATGCAATCCAAAGAAGTGAAATTTTAGATAATAAAGTCTGTAATTTTTGTATGTCTATTGATGGACGTATTATGAAGCCATCAGATCCTTTTGCTAAAATGGGAGCAGTACATCAGAATTGTTTTATTGCTGGGTCTCGTGTGCTGACAGCTCAAGGCAGTAAGGTTATAGAAGATATTGAAGTGGATGACATTGTGGCTACTCATTTAGATAATTGGAAAGGCGTGTATCACACAATGTCACGTTATTATGAAGGAGAACTTCTTCAAATAACATTAGAAGATAATACCATGATTCAGTGCACACCGGAACATAAGTTTTGGATTAATGATGAATGGAGAGAGGCAAAAAACTTAATTATTGGAGATGTTTTGACTGAGTCTCTCTTGGGAGTGTAGCTTGCCATGGCATTTATCGCATAATGTGATTCCATTGTTTAAATCATTTTTTAATTCAGGAAAATCAATAATATTTTTAACATGATGTGCGTGCAATCTATTTCCAGTGCATTTACAGGATTGGCAAGTATAAGTATCTCGTTCTTTAATAAGTTTTCTCCATTTTTGGTGTTGTTTTGTCCAAATAAGCTTATGATAAGGCAATGTTCTACCTCTGTTTGGGTTTACTTTACTTATTATTTCAGAGGCTTGCTTTCTTCTTTCGGGATTATTAATCCATTGAGTTTTTACGGCTTCCGATCCGTGTCTTATAGGTATGTTCAAATAATGAAAGATTTTTCTCAATGTTTTAACGTTAATTCCAGCCAAAGCTTCTATTTTGCGAAAAGACAATTTCTTTTCTATATAAAGTTCTTTATAATACTGAGGGGAATATTTATGACATATTTGAAGAAAACGGCTTTGATCCCTACATTTGAAAGAACAAAGATGGTGCTGATCGGAAGGTTTACGATTACGAAACCTTCCACAAATACGACATTGAATTTGCATATCAATTATATTTATTAACCACTTTCATACTACGACATCATGAAAATTAAATCAATACAATCTATTCCTTATCAAGGTACAGTATATAATTTTGGAGTATGTGATGATGAGAGTTATACTATAGAGAGAATAAAAGTGAAAAATTGCAGAGGAATTAACGTGGCTGTACTTAAAGGCGAAACACCACTTCCTACTATTACAGGGATTCCGCAGAGTTTACGATCTAAGGTTGAAACGGTTGAGGGAGTACCAAGAATTAATACCGTTACCCAGCCAAAAGAACCTATTATTCGCAAGGATAGTAGAGCGTATGAGAAAATTAATAATTAATATATTATTATGAGTGAAATTACTGAAATTCGTTGTCAGGGCTGGTATAATAATCGACCATGTAATTCTTTATTATTTAAAGGAAATATTGAGGAGGGATACATTAACATAAAATGTGATAAATGTAAAAATATTGTGCATGTAGGAAAAGGAATTGTTTTTACAAAAATAATAAAAAAACAACTTGACGTTAATGCGCAATACATTATAAACTTATAATGTTATTATTAACATAGAAGCCCTAGAGGTTCATATCTAGGTTTCTATGCCATTTGCAAAATACAAAAACTTTGAAGCTTGTGTAGTAGATCAAGAGAGTAAAGGCTTTTCTAAAGAGAAGGCTAATCGTATTTGTGGTGCTATTAGGTCAAGGGTGGAAGGAAGCACAACAGATGAATCAGATCTATCTCAAGAAGAATTACAAATAGTCGAGCAACACTTTTCTGAAAACCTAGAAGGGTTTTTTGAGTATCTAAGCGAATTTTCAGTTAAGGGCAAAATAAGCACAATTGAGGTCTTAAGGGTAGGAACTTTAAAAAGTCGTGAACTTAACATTACATTATCGATGCTTAAAGAATTTATTGCTAACTGGAAGAATGGGGCTTATGGAGTCGATTTACAAGTTAATTTAGGACATAATAGAGATGGTGAAGCGGCAGGCTGGTTTAAAGATCTTTTTATTCGAGGACAAAAGTTAATGGCAAAAGTTGAGTGGACTCCGCTTGGAGAAGAAAAGCTTAAAAATAAACAATTTAGGTTTTTTAGTGCTGAATTTGCACAGAAATGGTTTGATGACGTGTCAAATCAAACTTTCAATAATGTATTAATTGGTGGTGCACTTACTAATATCCCAGCCGTGAAGAACATAAATCAGGGTGGGATTGTTTTAAGCGAATCACTTTCAAATCAATTATTTTTAATAACTAATAATTCTAATATGGATGCAATTAAAATGTATCTTGAAGAATTGAAAAAGAAAGATGTTGTTTCAGCATCTGAAAAATCAATTCTCAAGAATATGCTTACTACTCTTGATGAGGAACAAGTTAAAGAACTTGATCCTGAAGTTAAGGAAGTAGAAGCAAAACCTGAAGAGGTTAAACCTACAATAGAAGAGGAACTTGCTGAGGTTACTGATCCCGCAATGAAAACTTGCATGATGGATAACATAAAAAAAGGCATGTCAAAAGAAGAAGCCTCTAAGGCTTGTGAACTTTCTTTGAAAGAAGAAACAATGAAAAAAGAAAAGAAAATGTCTGAAACGAATGAATTAACTAAATTGCAAGAATCTTTGGTCGAAAAAGATGCTGAAATTGCTAAACTTCAAGAAGAGAAAAAACAAATTGTTCTTAAAGAAAGAATCGAAAGTGTTGTATTATCTGAAGTCGGCAAACCTGCACTTAAAAAAGATTCGCAAAATCTTTCAGAATTTATTTCTTCTTTAAACGATGAACAGTATGGACAATTCAAAGTTTTATTGTCTAGTGTTGTTATTGTTAACGAAGAAATGGTTAAAGAATTGGGCACAAATAAAGGAAATGAAAAGCTAAGTGAGGAAGGCGAAGAGGAAGCGAAACTTAAAAAAGTAGAAATTCTTGCTGAGGAATACGTTAAGCAGGGTATGGAAAAACATATCGCTGTTATCCAAGCTCAGAAAGAAGTTTTTAATAAATAATTTTATTTTTTAATATTTTATATATATGACATCTTTAGATAAATTCATCACTGATGAAGGTTCAATAGATATTAGTGTGGAAGCAGTTGCGACCTTAGCAACGAAACAGTATTTCGCTGTAAAAGAGAACGGAAGCAATCAAGTCGCTATTTGTGGCGCAAACGAAAAAGCACTTGGTATTTTACAAAATGCTCCTGCTGCTGGAGAAATAGCGATTGTTAGGATCGCAGGCGTGTCTAAATGTAAGCTTGCTCAAGCTGTTACTATGGGGTCTTTATTGACTCCTACGTCAGATGGCGATGCTGAAATTTGTGATGCAGCAAACGAAAATTATTTCGCTAGAGCTTTGGGTACTTATGCTGATAATGATATCGCGGAAGTGCAACTTTGTTTTGGTGAAGTAACAGCTACAGATGAATAATCCGAATAGTTTGTTTTTATTAATTAATTAAATATAAATATATGGCTAATCCATTATTGGGTCAAACCAAAGTCGATAAGATTTTGACACAGTTCTCAGTTGCATATCGCAACAATAATTTAATTGCGGATCGTATTATGCCGATTCTTGCGGTTAAAGAAAAATCAGGTAAATATGCTAAATATGGTAAAGACAATTTACGTCTTCCTGACAGCATGGAACGTGCTCCAGGTACAAGAGCAATGTCTTTTGATTATACTGTTAGTCAAGGCACTTATGCTTGTACAGAAAAAGCAATTGAAAAAGAAGTTCCAATTGAATTTCAAAATAATCAAGATGATCCTTATGATGCAAAAAGAGATGCAACAGCTTTTGCAATCGATAAAATGTGGGGTTATCAAGAAAATGCTTTGGCTACGTATATGGCAAGCACAGGCAATTTAACTTCTAATGTTACATTAAGTGGTACTTCACAATTTAGCGATTATGCTAATTCTGATCCCCTTGGAATTGTTAAAACAGGTAGGACTACTATGCTTGGCTTAACAGGTAAAAAACCTAACGTATTAGTTCTAGGTAATGATGTATGGGAAACCCTATTAATTCATCCTGATTTAACAGCTCGTATTGTTTCAGTAGGAATGACTAACATGGAAGCAATCAAAAAAGCTATGGCGGAATTATTCCAAGTTGAAGAAATCTTAATTGGAGATGCTATAAAACTAGCTTCAAATGAAGGTCAAACTGATGATTTAGATAATATTTGGGGCAAACATGCTTGGTTAATACATAGAGCTAGACCAAGTCTAATGGCTCCTACTTTCGGAATAACATTTAAGGATGTTCAAAGACAAGTAGACGTTAGATACGAAGATGCTATTTTGTCTGATGTTGTTAGAGTAAGAGATTCGTTTGATCAGAACGTAATAGACGTTAATTTAGCTTACTTCATTAAAGATGCGGTAGCTTAATCTTAATATTTAAATTTTAAACAATGGAAAAAACTGCTAATAAAAATTCACAAACAATTGATAATGTTGACTTGCACGCTCGAATTGCTGAGCAAGATAAAACAATTTTAGTTCTTCGTATGGAGAATGGTAAATTGAAAAAACAAGTTGAAGACTTAAAAGTTCAATTAACTGAAAAAGCGGAAGTTCAGACTAAACAGTCAGGCAAGCATATAATATTAAGTAACGTTTTGCATAATGGTCAATTGTTTAAACGTGGTACGGAAATACAAGAACCAACATTAATTAAATTGTTTTTGGAAAAAGGAATTATTTCTTAATAAATTAAAATATGGCTGATTATACAAAAAAACGACAAAAGGTCGTGGTAGGTCAGATCCAGACTATAGGTCAAACACAGACTATCAATAGCCAAACTATAAGAGTTATGGAACGAGATAATGCTGGATTGATTACTAAAGCAACTGGTACTGCTGCCGCTTCAACGCAAAACAGTCAATCTGTTTATGCGAAAGATGCTGAATATATTAAAACAGACACCTCGACAGGTGCAACTGGTAAATATAGGAATATAGGCACAACTTCATCTTCAAGCTTTTCATTAATTGAAGGAGTCGAAGCTGTAATTACTGGCGTAACTGCTGGTAATGGTATGACTGGTGATGCTACAGAAGGGACTGCAAGTCTAGCCGTAGGCGCTGGTCGTGGTATAGCTGTTAGAGCTAACGCTACAGATGTAGGTGCTAATATTTATAATACAATTGGTTCAGCATTAACTGTTGGAACATTAGTAAATCTTAGTGGATATGATACGACACTTGGAATAACTGTAACAAAAGCTGATGCTGATGCTGGAGTTGAGGCGACTCACGTTGTACTTGACGAAATCGCAAATACAACTGCTGGCGTTGTTTATCCCTTTGGTCTTGCTGTTAACGTAAATACAGTTGGCAGAACAATTGGTGATAAAGTGTATGCTGATAATACAACTGCCGGTGGATTTATATTTGCCGCTCCAACTGGTACAGATCAAATGGTACAAGAAGTTGGTGTGGTTAAAGTCGTTTCCGCTACCATAGGAGAAATTGAATTTTTTCCTGGATCTAAAAAAATAACTAAATATTGCAGAACACAAATTCAAGCTGATGCAATTGATGGGACTAAAATAGCTGATGATGCAGTTGATTCTGAACATATAGCAGGTGGTGCAGTCGACGCTAACTTACTTGAAGGCTTAGCAAGTGGACAATTCTTTATCGGAATTGATGGGACTGCTGCTAATAATACAAAGGTTGTTATGTCGGGAGATGCTACGATGGACAACGCAGGTGCTGTAACTATTGCTGGCGGTGCAGTTGAAGATTCAATGCTTGAAGGCTTAGCAAGTGGACAATTCTTTATCGGAGTTGATGGGACTGCTGCTAATAATACAAAGGTTGTTATGAGTGGTGATGCTACAATGACTAATGGAGGAGTTGTAAGTGCGAAAGCAGGATTGAAAACAGATTTAGTTACTGTTGGATTAATGGGAACTGTTGCAGAGTTTGGTTTTCCATTTAACGCTGAAACTCAAACCGAGCAAGCACCTGATTATGCAAAAACTTATGATCATGGCACAACTTCATTTTCTAATGTTTCCACTAGTAATACAAGTGATCAATACGCTGCGGATTGGCAATTATTCCCTGATACAGAAGTTGAAAATGATGCCGTATATTTCGGTGGAGCAAATCCTTTTGGTGTAATGTATTTTGATATTGCGGCTGGTACTCCAGCAACTTATGGCGCAGATTCGTTAAGTTGGGAATATTGGGATGGTGCAGTATGGTCGCCATTAACCATCATATATGATTATACTGATAGCACGGCACAAAACGGTTTACGATCATTTCAAAGAGATGGTGAAATTATATTTTCTGCTCCAGCTAATTGGGCTTCAACAACTATTGATTCACAAGCGGCTTATTGGGTAAGAGCTAGATGTAATGCTACTGTTAATATTACTCAAATTCCTTTGTTAGATAGTCATGAACATTATTTAATTTCAGCTGATTCGGCTACTGAAATGCCTGCTGCTGGAACTATTGGCAGGTCAAGAGTAAGTTTTGTAACTGTATCGGGTGCTAATAATGATACTAAGGTTATTCTTTGTAATTTGACTAATGGTAAATGTTCAGCAATTACAACTTGGACAAAAGCTCTTATAGTCAATGAAGTTGCTAATTGGAGTGTGGCATGTAATGCTGGTGATCAAATAGCAATATATGTAACACAAGAAGATGGCACAACTGAATTTGCAAATGGAATAATGGAAATGAATGTAGTTAAATCTTAAAGTTTTTGACATAGCCTCAGTAATGGGGCTATGAATTGAAATTTTAAACAAAAAATTGCTCAAATTTGTTTGTTTGCTAATTTTTTACAATATGGGAAATACGTCAAGACAACGTGTCTATGCACACGTTAAACAAGATAGATTTATTTTAGATAATTCTGAAAGTGCTACTAATTGGTCAGGTTCGACTGATGTTAGTGATTTAGCAACTGCGGTAAATCACAGAGAAGGAACTAATTCTCTTTCTTTTGCGAAAAGTGGAGTAACAGAAGCTTTTGGACAAATAACACGGACACTTGCATCTGCGGAAACAATTAATCTTGTTGAGTATTTAGATGGTGTTTTAGGATATTGGTTAAATCTATCTGATCTTACTAATATTGCCAATGTTCAATTAATTATTGGCGAAAGTGCAAGCCATAATTATATATATCAAACTGCTGATTCTGCTTTAACTACAGGCTGGAATAAGATTGAAGTTGATATCAATACTCCGACAACAACAACAGGGAACGGTGCGGCATGGAGTTCAATTAATTACATTGCCGTAAAAGTAAATTTTGATAATGCGGCAAATACTTTAACCGCAATATTAGTAGATACTGTTTACGTTAAATATTCAATTACAAGTAAAACTGAAATTACAGGAATTGCTTCAGGAGCTGGTTTGGCTACCTCTGCAAAACAAGATACTGGGAATGCGAGTTTATCGAGTATTGATGGCAAAATGACAGATTTAAAAACTTATACAGATGGGTTAGAAGGATTTACTGATGGACTTGAGACATTAATTGGGACAACAAACACTACTTTAACTACTTTAAATGCTTATGTAGATCAATTAGAAGGCTATACAGACGGACTTGAGGGAGCATTGGTGACCACAAATACAAATACTGGGAATAGTGCCACTTCATTATCAAGTATAGATACTAAGCTTACAAGTCAAGCAACAGCGGCGAATCAAACAACTATGATAGGACATCTTGATGGAGTTGAAGGGACATTGTCGACAATTGACACCGACACAGGAAGCATCGACTCGAAGTTAGGCACTCTAGGGCAGAAGAACATGGCAGGTTCTGCTCCAGTTGTTCTCGCCTCCGATCAGGCGGCAATCCCTGTAACAGCCAATGCAGGAACTAACCTTAATACTTCTCTCTTAGCTCTTGAAACAGGAGGTAATCTAGCAACGATTGCAGGTAAGGATTTCGCTACACAGACCACTCTATCGACTATCGATACTGATACAGGGAATATAGCGACCTCTACATCTTCAATAGATGGTAAGTTAGGCACTCTAGGACAGAAGAATATGGCGGGTTCTGCTCCAGTTGTTCTCGCCTCCGATCAGGCGGCAATTCCTGTAACAGCTAATGCTGGAACTAACCTTAACACTTCTCTCTTGGCTCTTGAAACGGGAGGTAATCTAGCAACGATTGCAGGAGATACTACTAGTATTGATGGTAAAATAACTGCTTGTAACACTGGAGATATCCGACAAAGTACACATGATAATTTTAATTGCAATGCAAATTTACAAGTCGAAAATGCAGATATAACAGGACTTAACCCTATGCCGGTCTCTGTTGGTGAATTAGCTTGGGATGATAGCGCCGCACTAGAAGCTTCAAGTGTCTCAAAAGCTAGTGCTGGAACTCTATATACAGTTTTTGGGGTAAATAATAATGCCGCTACTAGATATTTTCAAGTTTATAATTCTACAACAGTACCAGCTGACGCCTCTGTTCCTGTAATCTCAATTCCTGTTCCTGCTGGGCAATCATTCTCACTTGACCTTGGAGAGTTTGGTAAATTATGTAATACAGGTATCTCGTGGGCTAACTCAACAACTCTCGCCACTAAAACAGTTGGTGGAGCAGATTTTTGGGTTAATTTAGGTTATAAATAATCTTTAATTTTTATTTTATGAAAAAAACATTATTAACAATTTTAATTTGTTTGTTATTAATACCTTTTGTTTTTGCGAGTTCAAATTCCTCAAAAGATTTGATTACTAATACAGAAAAAAACTCTGAAAACGCACAAAAATTATATAAAAATGCCGTAACTCTATATGAAGAGGGCATTATAGATAATATTGACACTCCGCTTGAGCATACTATAACAAGGAATCTTGATCAGGCGACAAAGCACGCAGAAGAAGTATGTGAATTATATATTGATATGCAAGAATTTTTCGGACAAAAAATAAAAGAATGTAAATAATTTCTAAATAATAATAATATGTTAATTATTGGAAAAAATGTAAACATTTTAGGTACAAATCATGCTTCAATGTACCTTAATAATGTTGGTTCTGTTTTTGCTATTGGGGAAAATATTCCGACAGCTCTTAGGCTTTGGAGTTCTGGAACGCTTAATAATTGGACTTTCAGTGCTGGGACTAATGGGACGATAAGTGCTTTTGCTGATGCGGGAGGCGGTGAAGTTACTGTTACAGATACAGCACATGGATTATTAACAGGTGATTACATCACAATTAAGGGGACTACTAATTATAATGGGGTTTTTCAAATCACGAAAGTTAATGATAATAGCTTTAAAATTACTGATACGTGGGTTGCTAATGATGCGACTGGTACATGGAATCAGGGTTCATATTTACAGGCTGGGGCTGGTGCAGAAGGCACGTATAATCTGTTATGGTTAATGCGCTGTACAGAACTTGCTGGAGTCGAAGATGTTACTTTTATTCCATATAAAAACACAACTCAAATCGCTGAAGCAATAGATGCGAATTTATTTGCGGCAGCTGGGAATGAAATGGTGGGAGGTGGTGCATTTGTAACAATAGTTGCTGGGGATAGATTGTGGCTATCAGCTCAAGCTACAGGAGCTGTTAGTTTAGTTTATCAATATGGTGTTTTAAAACTTAATAGAATTTAATTTTTTAAAAATGCTTTGTACCATTATAGATGTTAAACAATCTTCAAGTTTATTTAGAAATAATACTAATATAACTGATGCTGAATATTTAAGAAAAATTCAGATGGCAGAGAGTATTATACTTGGTCGTGTTGGAAGAAAATACACAATGCCTTTAGGTAAATATTATGAGAATACTTTAACTTTTTCAGGGACAGGATCAACAACAGGATCAATGACAATTACTATCAATGGCACTGCTTATGTTCTCGCAATAACTAGTGGACTTACTGCTATAGGTGCTGCAGATTTATTTAGGATTGCAGCTGCCAATAGTAGTGATTTTATTGTTAATGGCTTATATTCAGACGAACAGGTGACAATTAATAATCAAACTGCTGATAGTTATGCCGAGGTTACAATCAGCTCGGCAACTCAAACTGTTGCTGGAATAACTGTAACAAATGGGAATAGACAAGAAGTAGGGATTCCAGATTTAAGAGCTGTATGTGCTGAATGTGCTTCCGCTTTTTTCTTGATGAATGTAGTAAACGATCAAGGACGAAGCGAAGGTCAATTAATTATGGAAAAAACAGTTGAGCCATTTTTACAGAAAATTGATACTGGATATATTAAATTATATGATTTTGAAGGGAACGAATTAGCGACTAGTTCAGACAACTTAATTGAAACTTACCCAAATAGTGCAAGTTCAGATGATGAAGATAATCCTACCGATAATATATTCAGAACTAATGATAAAATTTAATTATGGAGTTAAATATAAAAGTTGATGATAGAGAGGTTAAGAGATTGTTATTGAATATAGATAAGACGGTTAAAAATATGAAAGAGCCTATGGGACAAATAGGAGATAAATTAATTAAGGAATACGAAGGAACGTTTGACAAACAAGCGAATTTAGATAAAAAACCATGGCAACCACTACAGCCTGCTACTATAGCACAAAGATTAAAAATAGGATTTGGTTCGAGTCCGATACTTGTAAGAACTGGCAAACTCAAAAAAGGATTTCATAAAACAGTTAAAGCAATGTCGGTTTATGTGAGTAATAAAATTAAATACTATCCTTTCCATCAGTTAGGTGAAGGAAAAAATCCACAGCGTAAAATGCTAGGATTAACTAAAAATCTAACTGAAGATATAATTGAAATAATTAATAAATATTTAAGAAAAAATATTAAAAAATGAATACATTATTAACAGGAATACAAACACTATTAACTTCTGAATTTGGATCTACAATCAAGAAGTATTATATTGGCAAACCTAAATTAGATAGGATAGTTGTTGCTAATTGTCCTATGATCGCTATATATCCTATTAGTATGGAAACCACAGTAGAAGGGACTGGGACAGTAAGAGACCAGAACGAAGCTCAAATCGGTATTGACATAATTGATAGTGCTTCAACTTATTATGGAGATGCTAATTCTGAAACTGCAAATGCTTCATTAACACAATTTTTAAGTTATATGGAAAAAAGAGACACTAACGGATTCTACGCAACTCCTTCTATCATGTACGCACTAAGGACTCACTCTAATTTTGATCTTAATAGTTACGGACTCTTTACAGATTCTTTCAAAATAGATTATAATGATATTGCAGAGGATGAAGATAGAAAGGTTGTAGTTGCTACACTTACTTTCAGAGCCGTTTGGCGTTCAACTCGTAATACTAACTAATTTTACTAATATGTCAAAAGAAATTATAAAAAAAGCTGGTAGAGAATTTGAAAAGGAAATTCTTCCAGATGGGACGGTAACCGTTACTTTACTTCCAGAAAAACAAATGGAAAAATCAGAAAAGGAAGTGAAAAAGAAAACAGAAGAAGAAAAAAAATAAAAATAAATAAAAAATAACAGCAATAGAAGCCCTAGAGGTTCATGCACAATGAACCTCTTTTTATTATTAACATTTAAAATATGTCAAACTCAGTCTCATATGGTAAACGTGGCTATCTAGCTTTTAAAAAAGAAACTACAGCAGGAGCGGCGGTATATCCAGACACTTTTGCTGAATTTCTTGAAACGACACTTCCAAATCCTTGGAATATTGCTAAAACCAATACAGTACAAGGGAATAGATCTTTAAACACACGTTCATATATTGGAGCGTATGAACCAGCAGAACTTGAAGTATCATTACCAGCAGAACCTACTATTTCAGGGCATTTGTTAAATGGTTGTTTTGGTGATGAGACGGCTTCAACTCTAGCAACTGGGATTTATCAACATGATTTTCAGCCCCAAAACACACAAGATTCTTATACTTTAGATTTCGCTGTTGGTGGTGAAGATTATATAACTAGATATTTCGGATGTAGAATTTCAAAATTAGCTCTTGCTATTAATGACAATCGAGCTGATTGGACTGTTGGATTCATGGCTCAGAGATGGTTTGTGAATGCACGGTTGACAGTTGCTATTGCAACAGGAACAACTTTAACATTAGATCAAACAAGTGGAATAACTACAAGTGATACTATTCAGGTATTAGACGCTGATAATCAAGATACAGTCTTGGCTACTTATACATTATCGGCTGTACCTACAGAAACGACATTGACTACGGTTGAAACAATCGCCGTTTCTTTGGCTGTCGGTGATGTAGTAGTAATAAAACGAAATGCAAGCCCTAGTTATACAGCACTTGGATCTGAATTTATATTTACTGGAGGTGCGGAAATATCAGTTGGTACATCTACAAATCCAGTTGACAATACAACTGCTACTTCAGACATGACTAATTTTTCTTGTGAATTTACAAATAATTTAGAAGCTGAGAATGCTGCTACTGGAAATGATGTAGTTGATAGAATGCCGTCAAGGATCAACCTTTTAGGATTTGATGTTTCGGATATTACTTTATCTCATTTACATGCTAATCCTGATTTTGTTGATGCTCTAAGATCAAAAGATTCGTTAGGATTAAGAATTAAATTCTTAGGTGACGCTTTAGCTTCAAATGCGGCCGCTGCTGCAAGTTTAACAATTGAAACAGATGGAATTGGTACTGCAAGCGTTACAGTTGATGCAACTGGTGAAGCTGGCAATGATTATAATCTTACTATAGTTGGAGGAGGTGCTGCCTTAGCTGCAGCATTAAGTGGGAAAAATATAACTCTTACTCTAGACGCTGTAGCGGCTAATAATACCACAACTTTAGTTGCCGCTGCTATTCACGCCTTGACTGGCGTGGCTTGTGCTTCAACTGGTTCGGACTTGGTAACGACAGCAGATAACACCGACATGACTTCACCACTTAAAAAGAATTTTTCAGGGGGTAGAGATGCAAGCGAGAAAACAATGTTAAGAATAGATATACCAAACGCTAAATTACAACCAATAGAATTACCTATTAGTGATGGACTAATAACAGAAGAACTTAAATTTACTTCTGATCATGACAGGGCAGGTCAAGGTACTGGCAATTTATCAAGTATGGCAAAAGTTAGACTTAGAAATGCAACCGCTACATATTAGTAAACTTGGGTTTTCTTGAGCAGTTTCCCATTTTTACTTTCCTCCTGTAGCCTAAAAAACTACAGGAGGGATCAAAAACTAGCTCACTTTTATTAATAACTGCTTATCTTTATGAAATTACAAAATGGAGAGGTAACTCTTAAATCTATATTCCCTAAACGACTTTGGGATAAAACTCAAGAAATGTTTATGGAAGGGATGGAAATAGATGAAAAAGGACAGCCAAAGCTAACTAATATGGCGGAAGTGATGATTAAGAATGCTAAAGTAGAAGGATATAAGATGCTTAATATGATCGAATCATTAATGATTAATCAGAAAAATATAGAGATTAATGACGATATTTTTGATTATATTTCAAAACCCGATTCAGTTAAAATCCTTAAAGAAATAGATAAAATTGCAGGAATAGGGCAAGACCTCCCCCTGCAATAGAACAGCAAATAAGAAAATATCTGCAAGTAGGTAAAGGTTCAGTTCCGCCTGAATATATTAAATATACTATTTGTAAAGAGTTTGGCTGGACTCCTATTGAGTATGATGAGCAAGATGTAAAAACTTTAAATATGTGGAAAAAGTTTCTGAATATTGAGGGAGAGGAATATAACAAAAAAAATAAAAAAAATAATAAAAATTCAACTAAATCTAATTTTAGATAATGGCAGATGACGCAAAAGCTTCGATATTAATAGAACTCAAAAATAATGCCAGTAAAGGATTAAATGATTTTAATAAACAATTTGCGTCTGCTATTAATCCAATCCAAAATATAGGCAGGAATGCGGCTATTGCTATTGCGGCTATTGGTACTGCGATAGTTGCAGCAGGGGCTTTGTCTATTCGTGAAGCAGCGAAATTCCAACAAACACAAATGGCTTTTACAACAATGTTAGGTAGTGGAGAAAAAGCGATGGAACTTTTAGGACAATTATCAGAATTGGCGGCGAAAACACCATTTACACTTCCAGACGTTGAACAGAACGCTAAATTATTATTAGCTATGGGAATTGAAGCTGAAAAGGTTGTGTCTACAATGTCAATGTTAGGAGATGTGGCGGCTGGCTTATCTGTTCCTATTGGGAATATAGCCTTAGCATTTGGACAAGTAAAGACTGCAAATCAATTATACGGAACAGAATTAAGGCAATTCGTTAATAATGGTGTTCCTTTATTATCTCAATTAGCAGAACAATTTAACAAAACAGAAGCACAAATTAAAAAAATGGTTGAAGAAGGGGCAATAAGTTTTGCGGCCGTTGAACAAGCATTTATTGATATGACTAGTGAGGGCGGACGATTCTATAATATGATGCAAGCTCAAAATCAAACCTTTTTAGGACAAATCTCAAATTTAAAAGATAATTTTGTTTTAGCGGCTAGAGAATTGGGAGCAGGATTGATACCACCTTTGACGGAAGGTTTAACTATGATTAATACAGCTTTTACTAATTTTAGACAGAACTCACTTGCTTCATTTACCCCTTTAAAACAAACTGCTGATGAGATTGCAATTTCAATGTTAAATATGGGAGTGAATGCGACAAAGACAGCTGAAGCATTTGTTGCGGTAGGTGGATCAGCTGCTTCTTTTCTTCCTACTATGGTATTACTGCAAGACGTTGCCGTAGATATGGACGCTAATTTACAAACACTAATTGATTCTTTCTTAAAAGTAAAAGACGCAAATAAATTAACTGATGATGTAATGCAAAGTTTTGTTAAAAACAATGTACCATTATTAGCTGAATTAGCTAAACAATTCAATGTAACTGAAAAGGAAGTAGTAAAAATGACAAAAAATGGAGAAGTAGGATTGCAAGCAGTAGAATTAGCATTGAAGAATATTAGTTTACAGAAAACACCACTTAAAAGTTTTCTTAACGAATCGAAACAACTATTAATTAAATTTCTTGAAGCATTTGAGCCAATCTGGAAAATTATTGAACCCACGTGGAAAAAAACATGGAAAGCAATAACATCAACATGGGACGTAGTAGTGTCATTATTTAAGGCGGGATTAGAGTTTTTTCAAATGATGTGGGAGGATTGGGGAGATACAATTATTGCAATAGTAAGTTTTTTATGGAATAAAGTTACTTTTTGGTTTAACTTTGGTGTAGAGCTTTTAGGAGGAATTATGGAAATATTCGCAGGATTAATGACTGGTGACTGGGAAAGAATTAAGAATGGAGCAGTTAATATGGCTCAAGGAATGTGGAATAATATAGTGGAATTATTTAATTCAGGCGTACAATTAGCTATTGCCCCTATCAACTCTTTAATCAACAAACTTAATGAACTGGGAGCGTCTATTACACCCATATCATTTAATTTAGATGGTTTGAAAATGGGGCTGGACAGTAGTGGAACGGCCGCGGTAACTACAGGAGAAGAAGTATCAGGATTTGATAAATTCTTACAAAACTTAAAAAATACAACAAAAGAAACTAGCGATGAAACAGGTAAATTGGCGGCGGGCTTGGGCGGAGGTGGAGGAGGTGGCGGTTCGCTGAAAGACGGCGCTGAAAAGGCACAAAAAGCTTTACAAGATTTACAAGATCAATATGGTGATTTTCAGGAAACTGTTAGTGCGGTGCTTCAAACAGTTATTAGAGATCACAGTGAAAAACTTGCTGATTTACGTGAAGAATTAAGAAGCGTTAATCAGGATATTAAAGAATTGATGGGTGCGTTTCAGGATGATCAAACGCAAGCAAGACAAGAGTTAGGTGAAGACGTAGTTGAACAGGAAAAGAAAATTGCTGACATCCAAGAACAAATTGAAGAAGAGAAAAAGAAAAAACGAGATGAAATGGATTATAACAAGCTTAGTGATTTAAAAAATTCTTTAGTTGTTGAGCAAGCGGCCTTAACACGAAATAAAGATTTAATTTTATCAATTGATAATGAAGTTAGGGAGGCTAGACGCAGAGGAAGGCTAACAGATTTTGAAAGGATTGTAGAAGATTATAAAAATCAACAAATTGAACGACAAAAGGATTATGATGATGCTTTAGCAAAATTAAATCTCAATAAAGAGGAAACGCTTAAAGCAATTAAGACAGAAGAAGATGCTTATTTGAGATTAAGAAACACTATAGTTACTCAATCTAAAGAAGCCACTGAATTGTTTACTAGTTATGTCGAAAGTCAAGAAAAAAAGACTGTTGATTCTATTAATAAAATGATTGATAAATTCAAAGAACTTTCTAGTACAATGCAAAATACAGGTAGCGGAAAAACAGTAAAAAATTTAGATATACCAAAATTTGCTAATGGTGTTACTAATTTTAGTGGCGGATTGGCGATGGTGGGAGAACAGGGGGCTGAGATGGTGCGATTGCCGCGCGGTTCTGATGTTGTACCAAATAACAAATTAGGCGGGAACACCATTAATCTTTATATTTCGGGGAATAACGTTTTGGATAAAAACGATGTGATTGAAAAAATAGGTGATCCAATTATATCAATTCTAAAACAGCATTTTGCGGTTGCTTAAATCGTAATTTAGTGGTATGTATTATGTATGAAAAAACACACATTAAAGTTTAATGGTATATGGTGGAAGTATTTGTTAATTAATATTGGATTGTTAATCCTTAGTGTAGTTAGTTATGGGTTACTTTCTCCTTTATTCTTTTTTTGGAATATTAACTATATAATTACAAATATCGAAATCATAGAAAATAAATAAAAAATAATTTCAATTATTTTTTTTATAGTATAATAATATTGTTAGGATTTTGAGTCCTATATCTTATTATATTTTATGATTAAACTTTACCTTGCTGACGTTGACATCTCGTCTTATGTAAGCACAAGAAGCTTAAAGATAGTTGAGCAAGTGCAGAATAAGGCTAATACTTGCGGATTTGATATAATTGTTGGAGGAGACCAGCCTATAGATAATCAAGAAATTAAGATTTTTGATGCTTTTGAAATTATTTCTTATTCAGGCACGGCTTTAGTGGTTAAAAAGAAAACATTATCTGATATAGACATTATTACTCATTATAAACTTAGAGCAAATCAGGAGATATGGCTTGGTATAGGATTAAGCACAGAAGAGAAAGTAACTATTTCATCTTTAGTTGAGAGTGGAAATAATATAAATATAACATTAGAAAGTGCTGCTGTTTCTGCTCATAGTGCAGGAGAATACGCAGGCGAAAAGATTTTTGGTGGTGTTGTGCAGAATGTGGGAATTTCGACAAATGTTTTATCGGAAAATGTGGCGTATAGCGTGCAGTGTATCGATTTCACAAAAGAATTTGACAGAAAAGAGGTTAATGACAGCTGGGAAAATAAAAACGCAAGACAGATAATAGTGGGGTTCGTAACCGAAGACCTGAACAACATGAATATGATTATAGATACGATGGATTATGCTAATGATGGAGCAATTCAATCCGCATGGGGAATAATTAATGATGCCGCGTTACCTATTATTAATACAAATGACATAATTAATGGTAATGGGACATCATCAGGTGTTTTTTCTTGGGTGTATGCCAGTGGAGCAGCAGATTATAGATTAACATTATCTAGTACAGATTATTCTTCGTATGTGGGAGTAAGTTCTGGACAGCCGACAAAAGGTAAAATGGGATTATGGATTAAATTCCCATCAACTAATATTATTACATCTATTAGATTATATTGTTCTAGTGATGCCGCAATTACAAACATGAAAGGTTGGTATTTAACTCCTATATTTCCTGATGGTAATTGGCATTTTTGTGAAATTGACATGTCAAAAACTGCTGATTTTACAGCTGGAACGGTTGATTGGACGGCTATAATTAGAATTGCTTTAGCTATAGATCAAACAGCAAGCGGAATAATTACAATAGATAATTGGCGAATTTATGAAGATGATTTCTTTACTTTCTTTAATCTTGAAGCTGGTGCAACTTTAGATAGTTTCGCCGCTCCTTTTCAAAGACCAACGGCGACAATAGATGCTCTCGCTAAACTCAATTCTTATTTTTGGTATATTGATTATGATAGGGATATACATTTCAAATCAATGGATAGCGACTCTGCGCCGTGGCAATTATCAGATGGCTCACAGTTATTGTTTGACATGAGTGAGAGTGGCTGGACTCTATCTAACAATGATAAATGGTACATTACAGCGAATAAATCACAGAAAACTGTTACAAGTGCAACGCCAACAACTATCACAGGAACTTATAATCTAAGCACAAGAGAAGACGGCACTACAAGTCCTACTAGTGATCGTATAATGATTCATGTATATATTGAGAACACAGTACCAACTTCAATTGATTTAATCTTTTCAACTAATTCAGGCGTGGATTATTTTAGTTATAGTTGGACTACGAATTTAAAACTTGGATATAATAAACTATTAATTGCTAAGTCCGCTTTTACTTCAACAGGACTTCCAGACTGGGGAGTAATACGGAAAGTAGATTTTCAATTTACTCATTCAAATAATGATCCTGATGTAACGATAGATTCTATCTGGATGCTTGAAGCTTCAAATAAATTCTATAATGGTGATAATATAAGTGTTAATATTGACACTTCACAATTGAAAAATGCTCAAACTGTAGCAGGTGGGACAGAAGATTCAGCTTCTACTTATTCACAAGTCGTTCAAGGCGATAATGCAGTTAGGGAATGGATATTAAAGAATAAATTTAAGAATTTAGTTATTAAATTAGATAATAATACTAGTATAGATACTTGTGAAGGCGGAACTACCACAACTAATATTACAGCCACAGCACACGCATTAATTACAGGTGATTATATTGTTAATAGAACAAGATCAAATGCCGTTAGACAAATCACAAAAGTTAATGATGATAATTTCACTGTTGAAGCTGTAACGAGCCAAACTAATGGTGACACTTTTTCTAAATTCGCATCAACTCAAACCGTTGGAGTGGAGAATTTAGTTGATGAAACAACCGTAAATTATGTCTCGAATTTCTCTGAAAAGTCTATTAGAGCAACTGATGCCACTACAACACTTACCACTTCCGATTTCCTTTTATTTACATATACAGAAAAAATTGATATTGTAACTCAATATAAAGACAATACGTCAATTACAAGAATGAGGTTGTTATTAGGACATGGGGACGGTCAATTCGATGGAGCTAAGATTGATGACAATAGTTTGGATTCAAGGACTGCCGCTAGAGATAGGGCAAGGGCAGAAGTAGATCAATATAAGAATCCTGTTGTTACAATTAATTTTGATACTGATTTTGATGGATTAAAAGCAGGGCAATTAATGACAATCAAAGATTCAAATAAAGTTATGTTTGAAGAATTATTAATTCAGAAAGTAGCCAAACAATACAATCAAGATTACATGAAATGCAAAGTTACTTGTGCTACCACTTTATTTGGAATAATCGAATATTTCCAAAAATTGTCTACAACTATATCAGGGGCTTTTGTTGTTGATAACGCTGTGATTGAATTAGTCGAAAGCGAATTTCCTATTATAACGATAAGTGAAAGCCATACAACAGGAGCGACTGAACAGGTAACATCAACTGAGACACAAACAACAACTTCCAGTGATGAGACGGAAAAGGATAAAACCAACAAATACCAGCCTGAAAGTGCTAGTGATATTATTGACGGTTTAGATGTTGCAGGCGGTTGGACTGCGGTTAATGGTACGATTACAACAGTAACCGATGAACACATTGATACAACAGCCTCATTATCATTAAATAAAACGGCTGTATCTGCTGGCACTTATATGTATATTAACTTAGCTAGCCCTGTTAATTTAACGGATAAATTTATAAATTATTGGTTTAAGGTAAAAGATAATTCGGTAAAAGCTAAAATTAAAGATTTAAGAATTTATTTTTCGAGTCATGCGACTAATCCTTTATTGGATTATCGAGTATTTTTGAATTTAAATGATTATCTTGCCGTGTCTGAATTATGGCGTCAAATTAAATTTAAATTAACCGATCCTGACTATATTGAGTCAGGAAGTTTTGATATCACGAATATTCAAACAATTACATTACAATATCTTACTGTTAATACTACAGATACAACAGCGTCTGGTGATGTTTTATTTGATTATATGTATACAACAGACGCAACAAAATCTCAAACAGTATATGGAGTCGGTGCTTACGAATAAAAATATTGATTACTTTTGTTTTTCTAAGTATACTTCTAATAGTAGAAGCCCCAGAGGTTCATAATCTCTTGGCTTATGCTCAATCATTTACGAAAAAACAAGGAACTAGCAGGAATTAAAGGACTGCATAATTTCGTGATTTGCAAACCTTTAAATAAAATAGCTAAAGAACTTGAACAGATCCTTGGTCAAGGTAATTTATCATGGGAAGCTTTTCAATATCACTGGACAGAATTTAAAAAACATTGTCAAAAAAGAGAAACATTATATGAAAATATTATTCCTACGGCAGGAAGATCAGTACTAGCTCAAAGACTAGCTAATACTACTACTTATACAGGAATTATTAATTATGGGGCTTTAGGCTCAGGCAGCGCTTCGCCAGCTAATAGTAACACAACACTTGGGACTGAGACGTACAGAAAAGCTACGTCAAGTCAAACATCAGCAAGCAATATAGCCTATATAAGTAATTTCTACACTGCAACTGAAACTTCGGGTACTTATGCAGAAGCAGGCTGGTTTATTGATGGCGCTGCAAGTGCTAATACAGGGCAGTTATTTTCACGTTTTTTAATTTCAGTTTCCAAGGCAGTAACTGAAACGCTAACAGTAGAATCTACATTTACTTTCTCTTAATCATGAGTGTTCTTGATTCATCACAGGTAACTTTAGGTCAGGATATTCTTGCTACTCACTTTAATAATCTTCGTAAAGACGTATTAGTGTGTGGTGGTGATTATGTCGTGTCCACAGGTTCAGCGAATGCTTATGTCGTGGCTATTGATGCACAGATTACAGCCTATGAAGCTGGACTTACAATTAAATTTAAAGCTAATTTTGCCAATACTGGAGCATGCACCGTTAATGTTAATACAATAGGGGCGACCGCCATTAAAGATGTAAGTGGAAATGAAATTTCTCCTAGTACAATTAGGAATGGACAGGTTGTAATTTTAACTCATGATGGTACAAATTTCCAGTTAATGAGTAAGCCAAATAATTCTTTTTTCGATCAAGGAATTTTCGGGTTGCCAGCTCCTTGGTTCTGGGATCAAAATAACCCCACTGATACAATGCCTTATTATACCGACAACACAGAACATATCCCTAACGCTTACACGACTTCATTAACTATGTATCATGTTAATAGTGCACCAGATATAAGAGCTATTACTTCAGATTGGGCGGCTGCGGATGCTATTAGAGGGGTCGCTGTAATAGGCGATTATTTATATGTATTATTAAGAGATAATGGAGCTCCATTGCATAGAGTGTATAGATACGATAAAGATGACTTAGCGGCAGGTGGGACTCAAATGACATATGCAGGTTTCGGGACGACAGATGCGACTTACATGTTTACTGATGGCACTTATTTATTTTTCACGAAACAAGCAGGGAATACAGCTAATGATTATGATATACGAAGACTTACAATTAATGGAACAACGTTAGATTCCGCATCAGATTTTGCTTTAGCGGGGACACCAAGTTTTGGTGGTGCAATAGGAGCGAATACTAATTATATTTATGTAAGTACCGCTACAGATTATTTTAAATATAATTTTGCTGGAACACAGCAATCAACTTCTAATCATAATTTCGGGGCAACAACTAAATTCATGGCAGGATTTGGCGAGGTTAATACGGTGTATGGATTGAATGATAGAGCCCCAGACGTGTTATATAAACTATATTTATGAAATGTCAAATCCATGCTTACAGAAAGATAAATTAGATCAAAACTTAAAAGATCATGAAGAGTTTAAATCTGATCTCTTAAAGCTCCATGAAGCTAAACATGATATTTATAATAGAATACAAGTGCTAGAATTATCTCTTTCGGAACGACTGGCTTCATTAGAAAAGCAAATTATACCTTTTAATTTAATCCCTCAAAAACTTGATGAAATGATGGCTAAATTTAATGAGTTTTTACAAAATTATGGCAAAGAAACAGAAAAACTTAAAAATAATATAGTTGAGACTTTAACATTAAAAGAAAATATGGTAACAAAAAAAGATTTAATGATTATTATAAAAGATGGTAAATATCAAAAATTATGGGGAGGATTAATAGGAGCGATCATAACATTTATTATTTTAGGGATTATTGGCTTTACCACTAATCTCACATCTTAATTCTAAATTATGAAAAACATATCTTATCCTTTCGAAAATGAATTTAGGATTTCACAATATTTTGGTGAGAATCCACAACTTTATTCTCAGTTTAATTTAGCAGGTCATAACGGTTTAGATTTCGCAATTCCAGAAAGTACACCAATTTTAACAGTAGATGATGGCGTAGTGAATTATATAGGTTGTGATGAGGATGGCTATGGTCATTACATTAGGATCAATCACAACGGCTTTCAGACAATTTATGCTCACGGCAAAGAAGTTATTTGTAAACAAATTGGGATAAAAGTTAAAAAAGGAGATTGCGTTTTGATTTCAGGTAATACTGGGTTTTCAACAGGCGCACATCTTCATTTCGGATTGCGTGAAATCGACAGCAAGGGAAGCGTTTTAAACTACAAAAACGGATATTTAGGATATATTGATCCGCTTTCTTGGTTAAACGCACAGGAGACGGCTCAAGACGTGTCAGGATTAAAGGGGTGGGAGAAGCAAGCGGTAGACTATTGGTTAAATAATGGGTTATTACAGGATGGAAATATAAATAGTGATAAGGCTTGGTTTTTAGAGATTTTAAGAAAATATCATATTCTGAACGTTGAACCTTTACAAAAATTTGCTCTATCAATGAGCAATATTTAACCAATACTTATTATGACAATCGAAACAGAACAATTTTTAAAAGACGAGGTAAAGTCTTTTGTGACTACGTTTATCGCCATGATGGTTTTATTTGAATCTGCTGTGCTAGGTTCGTTATGGAGGGGGGATCTTGACACAACCACCTTAATGGTGCTAGGAGGGGCTTGTTTAAGGAGTGCCATAAAGGCTCTTATTGCTTTATTGGCTCCACAGTTTACAAAAACAATCATACCTACTCGTGCCGCAGAAGTTATTACAGAAGAACCAATAATAAAACTTGCTAATTTACCAAATAAAGAACAAGATGAAGCATGATCTAATAATCAAAACATATGAATACTTTATTATCAATTTTATTAGGAGTTTTAGTTTTTTATATTATCATCACTTTTCTACTTCCTCTATTATCAGGAATAGTGCTAACAATCGTAACAATCTTTGTTGTTTGTGCGGCTATCGCTTGGCTACTTAAATTCGCTGGGATTGATGTGATTAATAAATAATCATGTAGTAAATTATTCTATGTTTTCATAAAAAGATGTAAGAATCCTTTATTTAAGCCACGAAACCATATAGTGGAGATGTAGTGGTTTGTTATTTTGGCGAGTAGTCATTCTTTTGTTCTAACCTTGATTTTATTTTCATTTTAAATATAATATTTACGGTGGCGGAAAATGGATCGTCAGTCCTAACGCACATCGTATAATCTGTAAAGATTATATAAGAACGTCTTGTTCTGAAGATGGTTTATATTTATATAAATAATAAAGCGTAAAAAGGTAGTATAATATTAATACTTCCCTCATAAGCACTAACCGAAAAACTTATTACAGATGGCTAGGTTAGTTAAGGTAAAAAATCCTTCTATCGTTAAAATTTAATTTGATCAATTAAATTGATAGTGGCTGAATAATTTATATATAAAAATATTGTGAGTAATCTGAAATCTCACCCAAAATAAATAAGCTTAAATAATCACTATTGTTGGCTTCATGCCATTAGATTATTTAGGCTTATTTAATGAAAGTTAAAATATGCTTAACCACTTCAACATTAACCGCATTGCCTAAACATTTATAACGTTGACTGTTACTCAGTCCTTCCGTCCAATCATCAGGCAAGCATTGTAATCTTTCGCATTCTATGGGGTGTAACTTTCTATATACGTCAACATCAACATTCCCAATTAAATTGTCTTTTTGTACCGTAGTTAATGAGTTTGTTTTGCCATCTAAACGAGGCTCTAGTTGTTGTTGAGTTGTAAGACCGTCTTGATTGTATCTACCTCTTTGAGCAATACAATATAATCCAGTCTTTGCACCTCTACCTCCACCTAAAGCCGATAAAGTTACCGATTTTCCCTCTATACTATAAACTCTATCTCCTTGACCACCTGAATTAAAATGACCTAATTTAATTAATTGTCTTGAATGTTTTTCAAAATAATCTCTAGGACAAGCCCTTGAATAAGTAGCAGTTACACATAAACTTTTTTCTTTTGTTTCAATTCCATCAATTAAAATATCTTTAAGAAAAATCTTTTTATCTTCTGGAAGCGTTATGTCCGTTTGTTTATATTGATTGTTAATCAATTCACCGATCCAGAAAAGACGCTTTCTTTGCTGTGCAGAAACTAAAGCTGCATTGATCATAATAGGCTGAACGTTTAATATTTGACTGATTTGATCCTTGCTCTCTTTTGGCATTGAAGCCACGTTTTCAAGAATAAAGTGCCGAGGTTTTTTCTTTTGTAAAATCTCTACATATTTATAGAACAATCCACTTCGTGAACCATCTAATCCTTTTCTATCTCTTTTAGCGATACTTAGGTCTTGGCATGGAGAACCACCCACTAATAAATCAAAATCAGAAAGCGCATCAACATCTACTTGAGTTATATCTCCAAAATTATGATGAGTAGGAAAGTGTTTTTGATAAATTTGAATAGCGAATTTATCTATTTCGCTATATCCAACGCATTCAAC